GTCCTATCTCCCACCTCGCCCACTCTTTAGTTGGCTCATGATCAATATGCTCAAGAATGCCTTCCATTAGGGCTTCCGTAACCCACATTGGAAGATTATCTGTTGCGGCTGTATAGTCGCCAGATAACCAGGTGTTCTCACTACTAGCGTGGTAAATCCTATTGATTTCTGCCTCCATACGGTGGAAGATCTCAGGATCATCTCTTTGTTCAATATCCTCTAATTCTAAATCTCTTACACCATGTGTAAGACTGAATTGAGGAAATTGACCTAGAGAAGACCACATCACCTTTTGAAGAGGCTGTAACACTTTCGTGTTTGCTTCTCCAGCAGTGATTACTCGAACTTTTAAAGGTTCAGCTAGTGGAACTGCTTTGACTAGTGGTAGATGATCTGGAGGAGACAAGGGAAACTTAATATAAGTTCCAATCCCTGGCTTCAACAGTGAACTACATTCATGTAGATCAAAATCTACGCTATCAGTCTTAGCATGAGAACGCAATCGAATCGATCCAACTTCTTGTACCCATTCTCCCGTTAAAAAGGAGCGATGATAATTAAGTCGTTGGATTAATGAAGTACAAACTTGTAGACACATGCCCGAGATATCACATTCTTGGTCAGTTTTAGTGTTCACGGTAGTCATACCGGGATTATTAAAATCTTGACCAGGAGTGAAATTACTCTCAAGATGTTGTCGTCTATAAGTCTGAATGGCTACAGAAGAGTCTTTCTCGGCTGAACGACTCCCCAGTGATGTCTGATCCAGAAAGACCGGTTCGAGTTCACAGGGATAGATGTGAGTTTGATTATTCTTCGTCTTACCGACAAGGTAAGGAAGGGTAAATCTTCTCCATATGGCATTAGGGTCAACAACGACCTTACCGCCACTTCCATCTCTGAGTACTCGACCGAAAGGAATATTTGAGGTCACTATTATAATTGGTGAACTGAAATATGTACCCTTTTCTTCTAAATTAGCCATAGGAAGAATATATGGATTAGTGGAGACAAGCTGAACGAACTCTTGAATATCATGAGGATCGTTTAGATCTTGCCCCCAATCATCTAAGACAGCAATTGGCTGGCCAGTATAGCCATCCCAATGCTTTGTCGCAGGTGATCTTGAATAATACATATCTTCTTCCGGTACTTCGGAAAAAAGATTCGAACAAATCCTATGAACTAGTTGTCGTAAGATAGTCGTCTTACCACTTCCTGGAGGTCCAAAAAGACCTACAATAAGTGGTTCCGGACGGTTCTTTCCATGGAACTCAACGGGGTTTTCACCTCGGATAAGAGCTCCACTTTCGGTAAGTTGTCCAAGTGCCCCTCCCTTAGCTCGTGATTTTTCATAACACGACTTAAGGTTCGGGACAACGGACTGATAAGGTTCATAATGTTCCTTAACATACTTACCAACGTGGGAAGAACTGAACTCTTTCAATTTTTGATAGAGTTCTTCATCTTTTTCAATTAGTTCTGAATCTCGCTTGACAATACCATTTCGATGTTTTTCTAAACCTGCTTCAAGAAAAGAGTCTGGTACCTCGGTACACAAACCCTTTGCTTGTTGCAGAGAGAAAAACAATCTAATAGTATCGTTTAAATCGCGACAAGTTGATAGGGCATAACTTTCCATAAATGGAGGCATAAGAGGAAAACCATTTTCTTCAAAGCCTTCTGGGAGCTCTTGTTGTGCAAATTTTGAGAAATTTCCACAGAAAGAGAGTTTTACCAACTTGACAATCTCATTTTCTTGTAATCCCATAGGGATACAACGAAGAAAGTGAGACATAAGATTCAAAATAGGATGGTGTCTTGTGGCGCATCGTGAGATAATGCGTCCACTACGGAAAGACACCGAGCTATGTAAAGGGTCTCTCTTAAGAAAAGTGAGAAGCCCGTGATACACAGCAATTGCACACCCGATCGAGTGCAAGAGCCTTGAGTGATCTTTAGAAGCAAAGCTTTTAAAGGATCCTCTTGGCTCAATCACTAAATCTGTAAGACTCTGTTTATTATTAATTCTTTTTTGAAGAATAGAAAACATCTTTGCTTGGAATCGCTTTGATCCAAACATAGGCACATTGTGCAAACGTTTTCTTTCTTCTTTAGAAAGAATATAACTTCGTCTTACATAGAGTGTTATGGTAGAGTTTAACCCCTCTACCCGGATATTAGGTATAGGTTGACATAATTTTGGATTCTGAATAGTTTCAACAACTTTCAAGAATCCTGTGTCGGGCCGCCAGATATTATTTGAATTTGACTTAAATACGTCATCTTCAATATATCTGATACCTGAGACTCTGCTAGTCTCTTTACGTAAATTCGTTAAAGGATTAGTCGCTCAAGTGTACGATCATATTGGCTTGCGGAGCCAACTGAAAGTTGGATTTTCGCATAAAAAGATTAGAGCGTTTACTTTAATCATTGATAAAGTAGTGGGGTAACCTACTATTAATCAAAAGTAAACCAGTCAATCATTTTCAATTGAAAAGTCCTGGGTTCTAAAACCCACTATCCGGCATAGGCCGGA